TTCCATACGGAATAATGTTTCAAGCAATGTCATACAATTTGAGTTTGGATTCGGGATGGACTCCATTGGTACTCGTTAAAGAACCATAGAAGCCCAATCTCTTTAGAGGTTGGGAGCATTCACCATACTCACATTTTTCTAGGATACCTTTTGTTTACATGCTTTACGTCTCCATTAAAATATTCAAGGTTGTTATCAATAATTTCTTTTGATAATAAAACTATTTTATATAATGACCAATTTTCTCCCGCAAAAGTGATTTTGTTTATGCTTTCTTTCCAATCCGGTTCTTGCATACGAAGATATAAAATTTGCCATATATCACGGTCCCTGAAATCTTTCATCCAATTTCCTATATGTTGTATAATTTTCCCGTGAGTGGTATCTTTCCACGAATCGTCGGGAAGTTCTTCTGGCTCCGTGCCTTTCCATGAATCACCTGAAAGTTCTCCTTGATCTTCCCACGAATCGTCAGAGTCTTCCGACGAAGATTTTTGGCTTGTAGATTTGAAATGAGATTCCTCCTCGAAACTTACAAAATATTCTATATCTGGTATGTTTTGTTTTAATATAGCCGACGGATATTTTCCATGATATAATGATGACCGAATATCAATTATAATTTTATACCTTCCAGTATTATGTTCGAATTTTTTATATGGATGGTCGAGATATCTAAATATTATCTCAATCGAATGCCCCACTGGTCGGGCATGAACTTCATTGGTATCGAATACAACCCCATATCCTCGCTCAAGTAAATTCGCGATTTCTTGCAAATCAATACTATCGGAGCTTTCTTCCATTATAAGTGTTTTTAGTTTTATCATAGCCATTTGATATAAATATAAACCTTTCGGACATTATGATGAACCCAATAAAACTGAAACCCCCCATTGACATTTCAAATAAACGTGATATATTGGTTGTAATGACTAATATCCGAATATTTGAAGTCGGTGGCTCCATTCGAAATGAATTGATGGGACGACCTCCGAGTGACAGAGATTTTGCCGTAATTTCTCCAGATTATGAGACAATGCGGCAACATCTATTAGACATTGGATGTACATTTTATCAAGAGCGCCCCCAATTTGTATCCATCCGTGCTAAACATCCCGTTCTTGGGGCAGTTGATTTTACACTTGCTCGCAAAGAAGCATTCTACACCGATGCTCGCCATCCAGATAGTGTAACACCCGCCCTAACAATAGAAGATGACCTCGCCAGAAGAGATTTCAGACTGAACGCCATTGCCCGGGAAGTTGGGTCTTTGATACTTATTGACCCATTCAATGGACAATATGATATTGCTGCTAAATCCATTCAGTCGGTAGGAAACGCCATTGACCGATTCAAAGAAGACCGACTTCGGATTTGTCGCGCTATCAGATTTTCATGCCAACTTGGATTTTCCATTAGCCAGGAAATACACGATGCGATTGATGAATTTCGCACCATTGAAGATTTTATCCCAGTTACAAAAGAAATGATGCAAATTGAACTCTGTAAAGCATTCAGTGCAAACTGGAGAAAGGCTATATGGATTCTACAATCTCATCCCTTTTTATGGGAAGTAATTGAAAGCAAAGGTATATGGCTTAAACCGACCCTTAAGACAAAATGATCTATCTTTTCGGCATCCCTGCGAGATAATGGACTCGGCGTACAATTAATCCTCGCTGCGCTAGAAATTCTTTTGTGCCCTCATGTTCTTCTGGTGTCGGTTTGCCTTGCCAATCCAATTGTTGAAGTTCTGGATAATAACGCCATCGTACATCTGTCACCTTCATATGTGGCGGATGATTATCCAATTGATTAGCACTACGCACAGGCTGCATATTCGATCCATCTTTGTTAAGTGCGCCTAAAATCACAGCAGCATCTTCCATCTCTTTTAACAGACCCTTCTTCTGAAACCATGACATCATTTTATAATATTGTTCTTTGTCGGTCTGTCTTTCTACTTCATAACCATGTTTTTCCAGCCAATCTTTCACAATCACTTCCCACTCTGGTATCGCAGGCGGATACTGATGCCAGAATACAGTCTTCATTCCCTGATAATACACCCAACGAGTCGGCCCATGCTCATGTGTATGCCCAAAATAATTATCATGACTCTTAACTATATTTGCCACAACTCGGTCAGGATAAAACACTCCACCAAATATCACATGGTCTCCTTGATCACCATATGCCTCGTTCAACTCTCTGGAAATACCTTCCTTCGGGACAATAACAAACTTCGCCGATGGAGGACAAGCAGAGCCTCTGTCCAAATTTCCATCTTTTAAGACTAATTCTATGGACCCTCTACCCACTTCAGTCGGAACAATATACCACACCCCCTTTACTTGATCGAGAGGTATTTTTTCTGCTACTCGTTCACCATCACCATGAGTTCCCATTCCCGTCGTTGCTTTGGCATCTTTAGTTGACTCAAATGGAACGGCGATAATGACTCCGGGCAAAGACCTCGTAGGTTCCTTGTCAAACGGGGCAAATCCTCCTGCATAACTATGAGCAGTGCTCCAATTCGACCCGTAATATGTCTGCAAAACTCCACCTAAATTGTATTCGGCCTTGGACTTGATGTATCCTTGCTTTTGGGCATCTACCCATTCGGCCATGTTCATCCCACGGAAGGCATAATGACCTTCATGTTTCTTTTCATTGGCTGTCATGTAGTCAATGGCGTCTTTCGGCGTGCGAAACATCTTCATCTTTCGGGTGTAGTCCAATCCATCAAACGGCTTTCTCGTCACTTCTTTTCCCTTGACTGGAATGTAATCAAACTCATACCGTTCTCCGTCTATCCAAGTACGATCAGTCTTTGCAGAAACCAAAAACCACTTATGAGACATAAGCCATACCATAGTGTCTCGTTCTTTAAAAAAGCGATAAAGAAGCTGTATAGCTTTTTTTACTTCCTCAGGCGGTATATTCTTTCCTTCCACCGAAAAATCAAGTTTAGATTCTGTAATGTTTGATGAAGCACGTTGCACTGCTTCATTCACTTCGTCTCGCCCCTGGACTAAATTTATATTGTATTTTTGTGCAAATCGCTTGACAACATGTTTTATATATGCTGTACCTGAAACTGTAAATGGTCCACTGTCCAATGCCCCATTTTGCTTCGCAATAAGCCGAAAAAAGGTTTCGAGAAGAGCCTTAGCATAGCCTTTGTTTTTATCCTCTGGCTTAGGAGTGCCAATATTATCAAGATAAAATATCTTTGTATCTGGCTCATATCTATAACGCAAATATGAATGGGAGGACTTCAATTCGTATTCCCATATTCCATCTCCCACAATCCCTTTCTTGACGGGAACAATTTCGTTGGAGTCTTGAGCATCCGTCATTTCACGAATAGCACCATGAGCCTTCCCTTTTTTTATTTTCTTTTTCTTGATAATTGGTGGTGGTGACGATGGTTTATGAGATGCATGACTCTTAACAATTGGTGCCAGTTTAAGAAATATATGCTTTTTGATAACGATAGTACAATTCATACTATGTGCCCAATCTGGAGCTAACATTTTTATACCAACTTTTTTACCAACTTTTTTAATTTCCGTCTCTACCCATGTTTTCTCTGGTTTCTTTGGATTGAAATAGTGTGTTGCTCCGCCTGTAATATCAGGAAGATGTCCCCTAGCAGCTAAATCCACAATACGAATAGCCCGTTGCCATTCTTCATCATTACGATATTGACTGGCAGCAGTAAATGCCGTTTGTTCGGCATTAGTAACATTATTCCATACCGAAAATTGATTGTGAGCCAATACAATATCCTTTGCCTTGCTGAAGTCTCCATTGGCCCGATTCATAATAACATTCATCACAGCTTGCATTCCCTGCCTTCCATTCTCGCGGGCTTCTCCCCACAAAGTAGTGGCTGCAATATAGGTATTTGTAATATTGTAGTTCGCAGTAGCATTTTTTGCTACATGTTGCACAATTGCTGGTGGTGCGGTCATTCCTTCAACTATACCAGCCTTCTTCCGCTTAATCAAGGTAATAACTCGATGAATTTTTTCGCCCGCATTATCAAGTAATGCTTTTAATCCCCAATGCATGGGATGCGGCCACTCTCCCCACTCTACCCATTTTCCCATGTCATTCTCCCAAGAATGTTTCGGAAGAAACTCGGAATCTACTACAGCCAAATAATTGTGATATTGAAATCCTTCTTCTTCGTCCTCATAAGTCCACAGAAAAGCGAGTTTATATTCTCCGTCGTAACCCGTTTCTTCATCGACCTCTCTCATAACTGCCTCTTTAGGAGTCTCACCATCATTAATTGCTCCTCCCCAAGTAGCCCATGTGTTTGATTCTTCGACACGACCTCGTTCAGGATCTTTGTTTGGATTTCTATGAGCAAGTAGAATTTTTCCAGTATCTCTAGCCACAAAAATACATCCCGCAGCACCAAGACCAGTATCCCAATACTCTTTTTGTATGGACGGTTGATCGGTATTTACTTCTTGAGATAATTTAGCAGTCAATGGTTTCATCTTAATCGGCGGACTATTTATTTAATAGCTAATTTTATATACAAATACTTGACTGGTATCTGTTAACTTAACATTTGTAATCGGATCCATAAATATTCTTTCAAACTTTAATGCAGTCTCCGTTTCTGCTCTTTTAATTAAAGCAGAGTAAAGCTTCTTCCTATTGTCTTCCACTGCCTCATATTTTATATATCTCGGCATCTTGTTTTCTATATATTTTATAACTACATTGTAAATTTCATTGAAAATAAATATAGAACTTCCTGTCTTCGTTAATCCAAACTTGGCCTGATCTAAATCAGAATAAAAATCATCAACAGAACTATTCTTCTTTGACTTCAATTTCTCAATCGCTGTCAAATTCCTAAAAGATATATCCAAAATAGTATCCTCCCCAACTATATCTAATCCAAATTGAATTATATACTTTATCTCATTTACCACAAATTGATATGTCTGTACCTTAGTAGTAATATCTCTTACCTGTGATAAATGATCAACTTCTCGGTTGATGCCTATCTCACTCAATATCTCTCGTATTAATAAATTGTTCTTTTTATTCATTTGAATTGATACGTATCCTCATCATATACAGGACACTAGACGAGTATAAATATAAAATTTAAATATATCCACTCAAATTAAAAATAATTGATTATTTGGTTGATCATAATTATAATTAGAGATATTATGGAAAATATAACCGAAATGCTGTCCAAAAAAGAAAAGACCTGTATGGAAAAATATGGCGTTAATCATTATTCCAAAACAACAGCGTTTTCGGATAAAATGAAATCTTTTTGGACTCCCGACCGATTAAAAGCCAGGGCCGAAAAAACCAAAAAAACATGTCTAGAAAAACATGGAGTCGATAATCCATTCAAACTCAATTCCGTAAAAGAAAAAAGTAAATTAACAAAATTACAAAAATACAATAACTCAAACTATAACAATCGAATTTTGGCCAATAAAACATGTTTACAACACTATGGAGCAGAGCATCCTATTCAGAACAAAAATGTTCAATTGAAGATTTTGAACACAAGAACCAAACAATTTGTTGAACGATTATTCAACGGGTCTCGGTTGAATTTTTCACTCAAACCTATGTTTGACCCGCACGACTTTAAAACGGTAAATGATTTATACCTATTTGAATGCACAACTTGCCACACACATTTTAATTCTAATATAGAAGATGGCAAAATTCCAAAGTGCCCCTCTTGTTTTGCCCGAAATAATATCTCCATGCCCGAAATAGAATTTTTGGATTATCTAAACATTCCTTCTACCCCCGAACATAGACAAAAATATATCAGACCATATAAAGTCGATGGTATAAGTAAAAATAAAATATTTGAATTCTTGGGAGATTATTGGCACGGGAATCCGAAAATATTTTTGCCCGAGGAAACGAATAATTCCAATAAAACTTCCTTCGGCAATCTGTACCAATCTACAACAAATAAGTTTATTAAGTTAAAGGAAATGGGATATGATATTTATTATATATGGGAAAGTGATTGGAACCAATGGAAACGTGACAAATCATTGCCATTTCCTATAAAAAAATACAAAAAATGTCAATCTCAAATCAAGCTTTAATACGATACCCAGGCAGTGGGTCGGCAGTCCAAAATAATACTCCGTTTGGAATGTATGATTCTGATCCTATCTTCCAACGAGATTGTTATAACGCTATGCAGTGGGCTACAAAACGACTCGGATGGCCCTCAATTGCTATAGAAATGATCGATATTCAATTCTATGCTGCATTCGAAGAAGCTTGTAATGTTTATAATGCCAAAGTCAACGAGTACAACATGATCAATAACATGCTGGCGCTCCAAGGACTTAACCGAAATACAACTATCACTGGACGAGTAATCCAAGGGTCTGGCCTCCCGCAACTTATCAACATTGCTAAAGATTATGGCTCCGAAGCAGGAACAGGTGGAAAACTTGACTGGAAAAAGGTAAATATCCAAGTCAACCCAATGCAACAAGATTATGACCTCCAAGCATTAATTGGTAACACATTGGAAAACTGTGACCGCATTGAAGTAAAACGAGTGTTCCATTACCGACCTCCAGCATTTGCGCGTATATATGACCCATTCTCCATGACGGGAATGTCATATAGTAATGTTTTACAAGAACTTGGATTTGGAGCTTATAGCCCCGCCGTTCAATTCTTAATGACACCAATCTTTGAGGATTTACTTCGTGGTCAGGCCATTCAGTTCAATGACTTAGTTCGCAAGTCGGCCTATTCGTTTGAAATGGCAAACAACCGCCTTCGGCTCATGCCTATTCCAACCACCAGTTTCAAACTATGGCTCGAATACATTAATGAACAAGATCGCTACGAAGCAAGCAGTCTTTCACCTTCGGGGTCTGCGGGGCAGGTTTCCTCCGACTTTGCTGATATTCCGTATGTAAATCATCCATACATGACTATTAATGACCCAGGTAAACAATGGATTCGTGATTATTTCCTCGCTAACTGTAAAGAAATCCTTGGCGCAATTCGTCAAAAGCATCAAGTAATACCGATTCCTGGGGGAGAGATAACATTGGATGGAGCAGAACTTCGGGCAGAGGCGCAACAGTCAAAAGAACGACTTTTGGATACTTTGAAAGAACAATTGGAGGCGGCAGGAAGATTCAATCAACTTGAGAAGCAGGCCCAAATGTCCGAACAACTCCAAAATACTTTGAAGGGAGTTCCCTTATATATATATATTGGTCTTTGGATGTTTGGGTTGCTATTCATGTTATGAACTACCCATCCCCTAAAGGAGACCCGCTAAAGCAAGTGGGATTTCTTGCCACGAAGATGTTAAAAGTTATGTGGAGTCCATTTATATCTCAAATTTCCGCAATCCCATATTCGGTCGTATCCATTTAATTGCATATTCTCCCATTCGGTTAAATTAGAATCATATACTTTTAATTTTTTAGATAATACTGATTTTCTAAAGTTAAATCTATAATATCGATTCCGATAGTCGTCCATATAATAATAACCTTGCCGAGTCATTCCTTCGGATTGAAATCCAATTTTTTCATAAAACGCAATATTCGACGACCATCTTCTATCGGCATAGGAAATAACCTGGTTGGGATTATAATTTTTCACAAAATATTTAAACAATTTTCCTCCTATTCCAACCACATTTTTAGACGAACAAAAACGATACATTTCCCAAACATCTTTATTCTTTGAAAATCTATGTTTGCCGAATGTCATAAGCGAAACCAATTCGCTATTATAATATGCTCCTAATTTTATAGTAGAATTATCTTTTCCTTGCAAATGATTTTTCTCTAAGAACTCGGCACAAAGAACGTTAGGAATGGGAATAATAACGCAGTTTCTGGCATATATTCTGGACATGTCCAGTTCCAACAAATGAGCAAGTCGTTTTTTTACTATGTCTTGTTTTTGTAACCATTCATCTTCAAATATCTGAATAAGTCTTATTCCTTTCGATTGACATCTTACAGTTTTATTGAGATGATAATCTTTATTTTTATTACCTCCCAATTCACTGTGCCAATATAATCCGTTGAATTCTATTGCCAAATTTCTGGACGGAATATAAATATCCAATTCCAAATTTCCAAGCGCAGACCTATCGTTTTCAACTATTTTATCGGCTATAGAATTGCGTATAAAATCGGCTATTTCTCTTTCGGCAAAAGACTGATAAAGCAGCGGATAACATTTATAACACCTTGGAATTCGTCCATTGTCCAAATGATCTTGAAACACATTTGCACATGTATTGCATTTGAAATCATACTTATTTTTAGTATTACAGTCGATAAAATCCGCTAAGACAAACATCGGAGTAACTCTGGATTTTAACCTATCGGAATGCAATAATGTTTCAAAAAATCTTCTTCGCCTTTCAATTCTATATTTATCACTTTGGGCCATATGCCTAACTCCGAACCGTTTTAGATTTGTTTCTTCTAGTTTTGCGTGTATTTCTTTGTTTTGAATCGGATGCTCTACTCCGAATTTACTCAGGTTTGTTTGAATTGCTTTCGTTTTAAATTCTTCTACTTGACCGACAGATCGTTTCCCATATCGTTGCAGATTGGTATCCTGTTGTTTTTCTAATATACTTTGATTTTGAAGAGGATAATCAACTCCATATTTTTGTCGATTTGTTTCTTTGATTTGTAATTTACACGAACCCAATTTCAAATTGCAATCAACTCCAAAGTGTTTCTCGCAAGTTTGTTTTTTCTTCCCTTTAATTTTTTCTGCTTGAGATGGATTTTTAACCCCCCAATTCTTCAAATAAGAATCTTCTTTGAGTTGTTTAACTATAATATCTCCATTGGAACACCTCGATGAGCAATATGTTTGGAATCCATCAAAAATACTTTTGAACCTGGTTGAAGATTGACAAACTTTACACACACCCCCCGCCGAGTTTTCGTGTATCCATCTATATAACTTTTCCCCGAACGAATTCCCATAATATTCAGTTTCTATAAACAGATGTAATTCTGGAAACTTAGATTTGATTATTGACCTGTAATGACATTTATTCTGATATATAATACTAATAAGTTCATCCGTATTGGGTTTTCGCATATTACCTTTCAATATAAGTCAAAAACAATAAAACATCAAGTTATTTTATTATTGCCGATTGATAGCGGCAATTTATATTTATAGGATAGACAAATTTTTAAGGTATATGAAACAAAAACTATTCGAAAATATCGGTGGAAATCAATTCAAACTCATAACTGAGAGTATTGATGAAGTTAATCCCAAGGCAAAGCTTGTTCGGGAAGGTTTAAAGAAGGTCTTTGGTGCAGGAGACAAACGACTTTCATATAAGAAACTGCAAGGGGTTGGGCTTGGCTATATTAAGAGTGTAGAAGAAGCCAAGAAAACTGCTATTCAAGAGGCTAGAATGTTGGCCAAAGAATATGGTTATAAGGATGATGAGGATCAGCAGTATTTTGATAAATCAGACATGCCTGGCGAAACAGATATATCCGACCCAAATGAAAAGCGAGAAATTAAAATAGCAAAAGAAATTATTCAAGCGGCAAAATTAGTAAGATCACTGTCATCAAAAGGCAAACTGATGGATACTGAATTACATAATATGAACATGGCATTAGAAGTAATTGAAGCACGTGCCCTTGAGCTTTTGAAAATACATGGGTAATAATGCAATGGAACTTCCAGGAAGATATTTTTCGGAGCGGGACATCTCATTTATTGACGGGATCAACCAGGAATTATTGGGAGATATAATACAAACGGAAGTACGTCTTTTTAAAATGTGCGCCGATGTTACTCAAACCAATATTTATGGTGAAAGCAGTCCAAAGGCAGGTAAGCAATATTTTCCAGGTATTGATATAGTTTGTTTGGTTGATCGAGCCGACATTACTACAGACGCCGATGACTTCGGCCCTGACCGTAAACAGAATGTCGCCTTCAAGTTTATGGAGAAAGATTTGCGGACACTCAATTTCTTTCCACAAACGGGCGATCTGATACATTTCAATGATCGTTATCACGAAATTGATGATGTAGTGCAAGAGCAATTTCTGGGAGGTCAGCCAACAAAATCCCTATCCATAATTGTAAATACACATTATACAAGCTTATCTAAAATTGACTTAGTTGAGCGTCAATCATAACAACTTTCCATTTGGAATTAAGATATTCCTTATGACCCGATATTTATAACTATAACTTCAAATCAAAATATAACCTATGGCAAGAACACAAACATTTTCTAATGGCGAACTCGGATTAAGCATTCGATCCAAAATTAACTCGTTACCTGACTGGGCGGGGACTTATTCCTATAATATTAATGATATAACTCATTATAATGGTTATATTTATTCGAGTTTAACTGATAATAACCTTAATAATTTACCGGGCGTTACATCCTCGCAGTGGAAAAACTTAATAAATTATACCTCATCATTGTTCGGAACTTCTTCTTGGGCAATAAATGTTGTAAATGGCGGTGGCACTGGTGTTGTAAGTGGTGGTTCATATAATATTTCTGCTTCGTGGGCCTCTGCGTCTATTTCGTCGAGTTATGCTTCAAATGCCGTTAATGCATTTCCAAGCATTGGACGCCCAGAAATGTATGGTGCCGTTGGTGATGGTGTTACAGACGATTGGATTGCTATTAAAAACTGTACTCTGAGTCATAGCGTCATTGAATTTGATGCCAAAACATATGCTGTAAGAGGAATGTTACCAGTTCCTTCTAATACTACATTCAAGGGGAAGGGAATGGGAAGAACTACATTAAAAATAATGGATAACTCTCCCTATGGTTATAGCCATTATTTTTCAATGTTTGGCATTGCATTGTTACCAGACAATATTCGTTGGTTGCCTGGGTCTGGTTCTAATTTTATACCTATTGGAACCGAATGTGGTTCGGGAAGTACTGACTATTCAAAATTTGATGGACTTGACGGTTTTGGCAATCAAACTCAAATTAATCCAGGAAATAATAGATGGGTCATGAATGCAAACTCGCAGAGTTCTATTATTGATTCGGATTGGTTAGAACTTTGTGCTTTTCCTTGGGGCGGAATACCAAGTATGAGAAGAAATGTTCTCTTTTGCGACATGACTATTGATGGTAATTTTGATAATCAAGCCAAACATAGTAGTTTTAATTGGAAAGGTTGGGCGAAAGATTCAAATAGTAGTGGTAGCATTGACAGTTGGGGATATTATCTTCCTCAATATGCGAATAAAGTAAGAAGTACTATTAATTTATTTAATTTGGCTGGAGAAAATATAATTTTTGATCATATTGAAGCCAGAGGATTTGGGTGTGGTGTGAGCCACGGAGAATTGTCATCGAGTATTAACGTTCCAGATATTGGCGGCTCATATATAGAAGGATTTATTTTTGGTGCTGGGCTTAGTCCAGGGTTACAGTATGATGTATCTCATGGAGTTGAAAAGTGTCCTTATGTTAGTAGTTTTAGAGACACCACTACTTTTCCGTGGCCAGTAACTGCACAAACTACATTTAAACCAAATCGGGCGTTAAATTGCATCGCTACAAATCCTGGCAATCCAGATTATCAAAATCCTAGTACTAACCAAACTGTATTTGCTATTTCTCCAATGCTTGCGGTCACAGATATAGATGGAAATCCAGTTGGCGAATCAACTGTAGAACTGTTATCAAGTGTAGAAAATTGTACTATTGCATATCTATATCCAAGATGTCCATCCACAGCAAGTGTGTGGAATGGATCAATTTTATCGATATTTGTAAGTTCGAGTTGTACTTATGAAAGTTTGACGGGTTCATCGGACGGAATTATTCCCGGCAATGGATATAAAACTGGATCTATTGGCCAATGGGCGATAGTCAACATACGTTATTTGCCAGATAATAGAATTGTTGGCGGTAGGATGAAAAAAATTAATGATGGCACCCCATACGGTAGGTGGGAGATGAAATCTGGATTATTTGAATATGCCGCTTTTTTTGGTGGTGCTTCAGTAACAAAAAATAATTATGCTGCTGGGATGGATTCGTGTATTGGTCAAGATACATGGCAATTTAGTAGGATTATTGACGGAAATTCATTTATTGATGTAGCAAACTGTATACCTGCGTACGGAGGTTCTGCCATTTGCTCTATGGATAAATATATTATTAGCAATAATTATATTCAAATACTAGATAGAGATTTATCGGATGATTTATATGGCAACCAAGGTACATTAAATGCAATAATAGTTGGCTCAAACCAAAGTACAGACATTCTCCATAAACATAAGAGCGGAGAAATTGTAATACAAAATAATACAATTAGAATTCCAGCGGCATCCAGTAGATATACGCAAGAATATTATCCAAGCATAAATGCAACCGTCGGAGTAAATGCACCGTGGGAATTACAAAATTTTCTCGGGTCTATAAATGGTAATATTATAGGTCATAATATCGCAAATATATCAATAATAACCGCATCTCTATCGACACGTACAAACGGATATATTACTGCATCTTTTACGTCTTCTACCGCACATGAACTGGCAGGATCAATTACTGTGCATATAGCCAACTCTATACCGCCATATTCATATTTAAACACCGCTCCTTCTTATGACGAATTGCCAGGAGTATCAATACTTGAGGTTCCAACCACAACAACATTTAAATGTTTAATACCTGCCAGTATTTCCGATGCATGTGGAGTTACTATTTATGGTAGTAATGTATCCAGTATGGTGATATATAACGCATATTTTTCTGGATCATATAATAGGTCATTTTCCCAATTTTCTGGAGAGGCGTATTCTAATTGCGTAGCAGTTGGGTCTGCATTTTTTGATAAGATTCATAATATATTCCAACGAACAATTGATAATCCTTATTATTATGCACAGTATAAAAACAGTAATACACAACGATGTAATGGTATTGTGTTTAAATCGATTTCAACTTATACATCCGCATCACATTTAACTATTGAGGGAAATACTTTTATAAATTTCAACAGTTCAAAACGCAAAGGATTTAATTATAACTATAACGCGAATGAGCTTCAAGATGCTTATGCGAATTGGTTTAATAATATTCCAATTATATTTCAAACAGATAGTGATATATACAATACATCTTCGGAGCATCAAGTTGATTTGACCAAATATACAGACTTAGTAAGCTCATATTGTATTGAAAACAATTATGATGATGCTGGAACGCCAACTCCTCTAGTATGGTTACTTCCCGCGTCACTTCACAGTTATAGAGATGGGTTTTATAACATTCCAAATTATAGTAAAAATAATTTGGTATTGGAAAGAAATTCAATCATTACTCCATATATTGATATTAGCAAGAATATTCTTTCAAATCCTGCACTCGCTTATATCGGATCAATTTGGCATAATGATTCGGCAGGATACAATGGAATGTTATCTTTCAATTATTCCGCATCGCTAGTACAATACTCGTCTAGTTTTACGAATCAACTTCAGCCAAACAAAACATATATTTTTAATTATATGTTTAGTCAGGAAGGTAATTCGGCACCCATTGTATTTTCTCCTGCATTGACAGATGCCAAAGTTAAAATAGGAGGTGTTCCATTATTCACATGGAATAATGCAATTCACAATACTGGCGGTGACCACAGAATATATTTTACAACCAATGGAAGTTTAATCAATCCAACTGGTAGTTTTTCAATGGAATTCAGTCGAAGTATTGCGCCTGGAACATCAACCGGTACTTTTTCTAAAGTTTCAATATTTGAGTATTATCCGACCGCATCCATAAACTTCAATATAAAAAATCATATAATAAATCTAGATGATAATTTATGTATCTTAAATTTCAGTAATACTGGAAGTTATATTGTTGGGACATATGCTGATGTCAACAATACTATTGGACAAAACATAATTCCCAGAAACGAAGAAATTAATATACGGACTGTACAAACAGTTCCAAATACATATTATAATGTAACATGGCCAAGCAATATAAATTGGTTAAAGAATCCAAGTATAACACTCTCATCTAGCATAGTTAATTATAAAATTCGAAGTGATAAGGGACAACTTTATGGAACATATGATGTTGAAATATGGTCAACTTCTGGAAACGATATATATTTCAATACAGGAAGAGTTGAAGCATCCAAAATAACTGTAACCAATATGTTCCAACTTCCATATTCATCATCAACATCCGTATTAACTCCAATCACTCTTACAGGGTCAGCATATGTGAATGTAGGTAATAAATGTCTATACATTTATACAGGAACAACTTGGATGAGTTCAAGCATGGTTTAAGCATATGGTAGATGTTTACTCTAATTTTAAGAATGTTGTAGAAAGGAATGGGTAATTCGATGTCTTGGCATGGGGATAAATCAAATCCTGCACCTAACATGATCAGAGAACCTATTGATCGTGCAGAAAAGTTTATTACTAACAATGATCCCGCTGCCTTTGTTAGTAATAATCGCGCAGAAGAAATTCGCAGGGATAAGGATGGACAGAAAGATTTTACCATTACATTTTATGATATTGATGAAACCATTCTTACTCAACTTGAACAACTTCAAATTCAAATTACCGACGTAGGCAAACAAGTCAAAGTTCCTATTTTCTATGGTCCCCCCGAACGGTGGGTGAGTTCGGCCCGAGACGGATATCTCCGTGATAAACAAGGTAAGATCATGCAACCCGCTATGATTCTTAAACGGTCTAACTCCGAGAATGACCAGTCATTATTGTTTTTTAATCGTTATCTCGACACGCCAGTGATGAAATTATATTCGGAGAAGAACAAATACACCAAATTTGGTGCGCTTACAGGTCAGAATGCTCCCGTCAATGAAATTTTCAATGTGCTAGTTCCAAAGCATATGATTCTTACTTATCACTGTATTGTATGGACTGCTCTTGTTGAGCAAATGAATCAAATCATGCAGACGATTATTTATAACACACAAGACTATTGGGGCAGCAGAAAAGGATTTCGATTTCGTGTTAATGTCGAGGGTGGTTATACCCACAATGTGGAAATACAAGCTGGCGATGAACGGTCAGTCAAAACTGAATTTGACTTAAGAACTCATGGTTATATCCTCCCCGATTCCGTGACCTATTTAGACCGTCACAAGATGACAACCCAAAAACGAATGACCCCGAAAAAATTTGTTATGGGTCTTGAAGTGGTAAAGACCGACTTTGAACTATCCAAAATAACTGCTAATGCTGAAAAATGGAGAAACAAAAATTACCCAAATCTTCGTTACGATACCATTATTCCATCTCCAGGTCTGACTATGGATACAAGCATAACGGATAATAGCATCCTCGATGCTGGACCTCATGTAGGCATTAAAGTGGATAATTCTCCATTATTCTTGCGTATTGTACCAGTTCCAATGCAACAAGCCGCTGGCGGACAAGACGGAGATATGTCTTATGACGCTGAGTATTTTTATCTACACACCGAACATAAATGGCGTCGGGTCGCTATTGCAGAATTTACGCCTGTTTGCGAAGATAATGTTCCTTTATATGGAACTCCAGGTTCTGTTGCGTATAATACATTGTTCTTCTATATTTATACTAAAGGCAATTGGCGAAAAGTAGCCATTGCCGAATTTAATTTCTCGAATGACGGAAATCAAGGTGACATAATGTATGATGCCCAATATTTTTATATTTATACCAGTGAAGAATGGAGACGAGTGGCGATTGCAACATTTGATAAAATTCCTGCAACTAGCTGTGCAGATAGAGGCCCAGTAGATGGATACCCACCAGAAGGAATAAATACGCTTTCGGCAACTCTAGTGTAATGGAATTACATTATAATGTGGAATTTTTTGGAAACAGTGTATAGGAAATAATCAAATGAGCCAATATAGTACTAAAGACATTTTCTTGGAAAGACGAACGGCGAACCAGACGTTTGAGGAAGCCCCCCTTCACGTCCAGCCGAATAGTATCATAGTGTCCGATGCCTTTGGCAATTTGGCAATGGTAGATACCGCCTCCTTTATTGCTGGCACGGGAAGCGTCCATTCAGCAGTTTCTTCCTCAATAGCAGAAAGCGCCTCATATGCTACAACAGCAAGTTATCTGAATGATTTTGTGGTTGCCGCAATATCTGGATCGAATTTTACCCACACAGGTGACCAAATTGCAGTAACAGCAACACCGTTATCATTCACCATGCAAGCAGGAGAGACATGGACATGTGAAGCATATCTCAGTACTCAGTGCAGTAACAATCGTGGAATGGTTTATGCAATATCATCTTCGGCTGGTACTATAGGAGATGTTGAAGGATGGGTCATGACAGAATTAAATGCTATTACTACTCCGTCACGCCAGAGATTAACGGCTGTAAATACAAAGATGGCAACACTTGTACATACTCAAATAAATACACCAGGACCAGATCAAATACAACTTTGTATCGTTAACCCATCTACTACAACTACTATTTCTATTGCAGTCGCAGTTTCAAACAATAATGATACGGTTACAGTATTTCAGGGATCATATCTTATTGCCAAACGAGTAAGAGTAACTTAATTCTTCTCGAAGACAGGTTGATGATGAGGCTGACGAATATAATCCTTAAGCTTGGGATGCTTAAGAGCTTCTTGAAAGCATTCTTTCCAACTTCGTTGTATTGGATTTCCTGCTTCGGTTAGTTGAACATCTCTGTAAATTTCATTGGCCGCAGATTTCCATTTGGAAAACGCTTGACGACGCCATTTATCTCGATCTTCTCCGTGGTTATTATGGAAATGAACCTCAAAAACCAACTTGCTATTATCCTCAAAAATAGCCGTAATTCTATCGTCACCCTCGTAGAGTCGATAATCCTTATGTAAATGATGAAATTCCTCAGTTACTGGTCCAGCAAGGTCTGAGTCTTTACCCTTCTCATAGTTCTTCATATGAGAAGGTAAACATGTTTTCAAAATACCAAGTGGAACATTCTTAAAAGATTTGTCTTTCTTCTTGAGAATAATATCCACCCGAGGACCAGTATAACCATCTTTTCCAACGTCGGCATCAGGATCTTTTTCAGTTTCTTCAGCACCCATGATTTTTTTGATTCCTTGAAGAATAATACCAAGGTCTTGAGCAGTAAGTTCCCACGTGGTGATTTCAATCTTATCCGCAGAAGCCTTCATATGCTTCCATTTCTCAGTCTTCATCTCTTTTTCACCACCTGATTGTTGCAAATCACCACCATTGTCGATCCACCAATGCCCCTGTTGATGGGCTTCGGAAAGAGATTCTTTAATGAGAGATTGTAGTTTAATTATTTTCATTCACATATAAATATGAAGACAAGACGGCATTCCCAAAATATTTTCGTTTTTTTTTCTGACGTTTTATTCTATGATGTACTATTTATACCACATGAACAACACTTTGTTAACCTTAAACGAAAAGGAAATTATATGGGAAGAAAAAGACTTAACCGAACACAAGACGAATTGCTCGGACAACAACGACTTCGTGCAAAGCGTTATTACCAACGACACAAAGCCAGACTCAATGCTAAGTCTATGCAACGATATTGGGGAAAAAGAAAGGCGAAGGTTACTACATAACAAACAAAGCAACACATACCGCTTAAAATATCCGGACAAAATTAAGCAAATTCAAAAAAATTATTATTTAAAAAATCCCAATAAACGCAAAGAATTTGGACAAAATTATTATTTAAAGAATCCGAACTATAACAAGGATTATTATAGAAAGAATAAAGAAAACTTAAAGTCATTGGCAATAAAGTATTATCATAATAATAAAGTTCCAAGAAAACAATATCGCACCAAAAATAAATTTCGAATAGATAACTATAACAAACAATACTACACTCTAAACAAAACAGATATAATAAAATATCATACTAATTATTGTAATAAGAGACGAATGATAGACATTAAATTCAGATTAGCTGGAAACTTAAGAACCAGATTAACAAAGGCTATTCGCAGGAATCAAAAAGTAGGATCCGCAGTTAAAGATTTGGGATGTTCACTTGATATGTTCAAAAATTACATCGCATCTAAATTTCAAGATGGAATGTCATGGAATAACTATGGCAACTGGCACTTAGACCATATCATTCCCATATCCATCTTCAATTTGGAAGACCGAGAACAATTTCTGAAAGCGTGCCATTATACAAATTATCAACCTTTATGGAGAGATGACAATATCCGAAAAAGCAATAAATTCCCTAATCCTCATCCTCATAATACTCTACATCAAATTCAGGATGTGATTTGACAAAATTGTCTATCCGTTCATATAATGACAATTTATTTGTAGAGGACATTTTATCTTTGAAATTTCTATATATTTCCCGAACATCTTGATTTCTTTCTTGTAATGTATCTGAACCGGAGCGATCATCCGTATAGGTATCATTATATGGGTATGGTGCATCAACGGTCTGAGGCCCAGACGGTGGCACTTCATTTTCTGGATCGGGAGCGTTAGAAGAAATCTGAGTTTCAAGATATTTGCCCAACGCAATTAAATGTTTACATGCCCCTGGTGGATATACCCCTAATCCACCCTGAGACCTTGGTCTTGGAGGTTGACCATTGTTTTTATTCCACGATTCTGGGCCTGTTGTTCCCACTCCAGCCCCCGAATTTGGATACGCCCAACGGTAACGATAATCGGGACACTGACAATCCACCATACAATCAAGGTCTTCGGCATTGTCTTTAGATGAAACATCTTTTTTAAAGAAATTGATGTAGCCTTTCCATCTAATTCCGGTTGTGCTAGGATAACTTTTGTATGAAAATGTCCATGCTTCATTGCCATTTATCGTAGTAACTCGTATAGGACGCACACGGACATCAGTACGAGCACGTTGTTTTCGTCCACTTTCACTCCCACGAATAAGATCATGAAAACTCATTCGTTCTGTTAATAACCGACGCAATATTTTTAAAAATGAAATCATATCACAATCCGAATATTCGTTCAAACCGATCCGCTTGTTTATTTATACGCAAAGCCTCTTCTCGTTTGTTTGCATTGAAAGCATCTGTCGCAATATCTCGTAATACTACGATATGATCCTGCATTTCTCCCTTAAGTGTTGAAAGCATTTCGTTGGTGACTTGCCACTGCCCACCATTTAACGGAATACTTTTAAGTAACACCTCAACCTGCTCTCTCGTCACCCCGTAATCCGCTTGAAGATCGGGTTCATTTAGAAGAATAGTAAGCTTATGCATTACTTCCTGTACATCATCCTTGGTAAGCAGAAAAACTCCGACAGCCTCCGACAACAAATGTTGCAATTTAATCATATCATAATATAAATATGACCTACAAGGACTATGCGTGAGTAAAGTTTTTATGCCATCGGTCCCATTCGTCCGCAGCTATTTCGGACACTTTTTGTACGACTTGATGCTTGTTGCACTCATACAAACCTGCGGAAGAAAAAGAATTGATTTCCAATAACCAGTAGTTATTATCTGCATCTTGACAAAGGTCCATGCAAAAAACAGAATCGGGATAATATCCAACCTCCAATAACTCTTCACATAATACCATAGCTCCCTCTGGCACAGATGGTATTTTTGTGATTTGATCCTGAAATCTATACGTGGAATGTGCAATGATTTCTTTGCCCCGACTAACAACAAACCTACCCTCCCATAATATTTTTTTAGGACTGCTAACAACTACTAAATCATGCCCTATAATCTGATTGGACATAACAAAACGATCAAAATCAAGTAGATCCAATAGTTGAGCCTGAAATGGTTTCTGCCCACTGTCAGGTCTTATAAAAATTAGGGCTTCTTTACCAAAAATCCCATAGTAAAGCCATTTGTTTCGCTGGAGTTCGTTAAGAGATAAAATAGCATACCTATCGTTGAAAAGATATTTCCCGAAATGAGTCATATACTTCGAACATAAGTAATTTTCTTGATTACAATAAGATACAGGAAAACAATGCCTCAGCTTCAACTGAACTAACTCAGTCATTTTTATAGAACCACAAAACATCACGGGCAACTCGCCATCATACTCATCTATATCAGCAAAAGCAAAATCGTTGGTGATTTCACGAACAGGATACCCTTCCTCTTTAATGGCTTTCACAAGGTCAATATAACTGGACTCGTGTGTAAAATTTTCAACTAACCATTGAACCTTAATCATATCTTATAACTATAACATGCTTTTAACAATGAGTCAAGTGCAAAAAAAAGACCCCGCCAAAACGGGGTCAAATATTATGTCAAATCAAGTTTCTTTGACCGAAGTCCAAAAATCACTGGCAAGATGTGAGTTAGCTAAATAATCATAAGGTAACGTACAATATCCCGCATTAGTACCCTTAAGCCCCCAATCCTTACCCCATGAATTGCGAATAAGAAATCGACCTTCATAATCATTATATCCCACACACATAATTGCGTGCCCACCCCGAATTCGCTCAGTCTTTTGATTTGGCATGGGAACTATACCAGTATTAGCAACGGCATCACTTAAAAAACTATCGTAAACCGCAATCCCAAATACAAATGGATGACCACCCGCTAAAGAAGTCTTTAAATCATTAAACGTATTGAGTGCATAATAATTGTGAATGTGATTCGGCAATGCCGCCGCATAACAATCTGAACTCGGCTCAACCGCAAACTTACTGGTAATATAAGGCCATTTATACTCAGGACATACCCCATATATGTTTATTGCCCTCGCCCCATCCCTAAGCTCTGCCCCAGAATCCTCATTCACAGTATCCTCAAGAACCCTCTCATTATAGTAAATAAACAAACGACTCAAATCAAAATACCTACTCCCACTAATTGGATACTTGTTCTGATTAAATTCAAGAATCCCTGACCATGCATTCGCAGTGCATGACCCCAAATCGTTTTGATCCTCCACAGGTGAACACCACTTACGAAGATTTACCGCAGGCGGTAATACTGTCGGCAATACACTCGCCATTTTTAAATTCTGAATCGTTAAATCCCGATTGTCAGGCTTCTGCTTCTTCCATCCTAGTTTTCGCTCAATCATATAAATTTTTCTCCTTCATGTATAAATAGTAATGTCATTGGCAATTATAATTTAATAATAGGATCTAGTTTTTTACCAACCTTCTTATCAAAGTGACTCCTGTTGGAACTAATATATGAATCTATATCCTTCCACCCTAACCTATTGCATAGCTCTGCGGGAACGTTAATGTAACAATTATTTTTGCTATATCGTTCTATTGATTTAATGAATGTATTCTGCCACTCGTCAAATGATTTATATTCTGTGTTGTTACTATATATCTCAATATCATAATACGGAATGCTCGTAAATATTAAATCGAATTTATAATTGTTATAATTAATGAAATCTTCAAACTTACAATTATATATCTCCACTGTATCCTCCCATTTACCATTTTCTTTCAATTTTATTAGTTCATTATATGTATCCATATTAGGCTCACATCCAATATATTTTCCCATCGGATATATTCCCTTAAACCCCAACAATCTTCCTCCGAAGCCACTACAAGGGTCCAATACAACGGGCACAGAATTATTTCCCAAATAATGTCTATAAATAGCAGCAGCCAACAATGGCTTAAAGAAAGATACCGTTATCCTTCTAGCACTCAATCCCCGTATTAATTGATGCAAACTAAAATCAAATATCTCACCACTGTTATTACACCCAACCCGATAATCTATAACTTCTTGCATTATTTTATCGTCTAACCATGCCTCTACAGGACTCGGGTTTCCATTGAACTTACTCTTCCAATACGATTTGAAATGATGCTTCAAATAATTATGACCCACCGTAGATATGTTATTCGAAAATTCTCTCGTTTCTTTATTGTATGCCTTGCCAATATCCATCGTCGATAACTTATCCATCACACCCAATAAATTTTCCTCTAAATCTGGATACGGTAACACTGGCACAAATGTACGAATAAATTTTTTCAATAGCCAATTATAAGATTTAAGATATTTTGCTCCCTTAGTATCCAAACACATTTTAAAATATTCTTTGCTTATAATAACTTGCTTATATTTTAATTCTGGGTTAAAAATTCCAATTGAATTTTTTAAATACTCAATTGCCAATTCCTTGGTTGTAGCATAATTCTTAAATTTATCAATGTCAAATTCCCGTATCCTATATAAATTTTGCAATCCTCGTCTGTCCCCATCTGATATAACATTTGGCAATATATGAAAATTTAATTCTTTCAATTCTTGCGGATGCCAATATTCTCCATCTACCTCAACTAACATATCGTAATCGGATAAATAAAAATCTACCGACGCATACCGCTTTCCTAAATTAACCGTGTACGGATGCTCATATTTAATCTGCAATATGTCTAATATTACTTTGAATTCCAACTCTGGCTTGGTATCTGTCTTTTTAAATGTTTGTGTATTAATCCTATCAATTGCACTTAATGACATTTTTATTTTTGATTCGTCGGAAAACTTAAACCCGAGCGTAGGTTTATTATGCCCACTAATATAATCCACTTTATATGGATAATAATTTAATAGTTTTACTTCTTTTTGGCATCCACATTTACATAGCGGTCGTGTTTCTTTAAAAACATGTTTAAAAATATAATCTCTTTTTGTTAAGTTATGTATATTTTTTATATGATAACCAAGTAAAATACCCGATGCAAATTCCGCATTACATATAACACATACCTCCTTGTCCTCTTCTTTAATAGTATCCAATCTAGTAACATATTCCAATTGCCTTAATTTAGATGGCCTATATTCTCCGAATTGTTTGGTATAATCATCTACTATCATATTATGACTATCTCTTAAATGAGTAAACATTCCAACGGATGGTGTTAACGTATTACATAATTGACATGTCAATTGTTTAATATTACGAGTCGATTTCTCTCTCTTTGGTTGCCGAAATTCACTATATTTTACGGCATATTCATCGGAAGTTAGTTTGTGAATGTGTTTTATATGCCCCGAAAATGAATATAACGAAAATTCATTACCACATATATCACACATTTTATTTTTTGGTTTGTTGATTACAATTCTTTTTTTATCATTCATGCCAATAACTATACCAGATATACCAAAAAGAGTCAAGGAAATATTTCTTTCTTTTTTGCATATCCGAAACATTAAAAAACAATAAATTAGAAATTCAAAAATATATTTATAAATATAATGAAGCGGATATGCTAAAAAGGCACATGTCTTTGTTTGCATACCCACATAAACAAAAAAGGCGTTAGATTGCTCTAACGCCTTGTATTACAGGGGTTTAGTTATACCTGATTAGTATCGGAAACATAGATTAGACCATAAAATTCGGGTCTAACGATTTTTTTGGCGTAGCGGGTCATAACACCGCGTCTCGGTGTGAAATTGACGGGATCATATACCAAAGGCGTCTGGATGAGTGGGATGTACGGACTATACACAGCTCCAGTTTCGAGGAAATTATTTCCACGGAATCCCATAAGGATAAGGTTCTCTTGCATATAAGGATTCTTATATACTTGGAAGCGGCTTGCGAATGAACCAACTCGGCTCACACCCATTGCGAACTTGGCGCTATCGCCATCGGTATTGACAACGAATCCTGGGATAGATTCAAGGATTGTCGCAACGTCTGGTCCAACGACCATGAAGTTTGCACCACCACGCAGCGTGAGCTGGTGAATCTTATTGGATACTTTCTGGACCTTGTTACCAAGGGTTTGATACCAAGTTGCCTTGGTGTAATATCCACCTGCGCCAGCCGTTACTTGATCAACAATTTGGTACTGGTTAAGTCCCGTCTTGATGATTTCACGGTTGAGACGTGCCGACCAGCGTTCTTTATTGATTGCTGGGGCGTTATTAATAAGCATGTCAAGGATTTCGAGGTCAATTTCCATTGAGACATACTCAGACAACAGAGCGGTCAATTCGGCCTCAGCATCTACCGAGTGGTAGGCATTAAGGTCTTGTGCCAGTTCTGGAGTCCACACTGCTTTGAGTTTGCGGGTCTTAGCCACAATTGGCTCCGAGCGCAATTCAAGGTTCACCTCTGGGATACCGATATCACGATTCAAGCCTGTGCTTGTTCCGAGAGAATCAGTGCCTTGCCACTTACCAAGGCGATCTTCGAAGTCACCACGGCTAGTGTCTTTCGGTTGCAAGCTATAGTTAATAGAAGAGGTACCTATAAGCGAAAGATACGGTGCAGCAGTCTTGGATGCACTAACTACGAACACGGCTTCTGGACCATTGAACTTAGAAAAGCCAGGGAACCAAGTAATGATTTGAGCACTAATAGGCATGAATGAACGAACAGCGTTCAGGTCGGGGTAGGAACCACCCGCAGAAGCCGTTACAGTCAATCCCCGAGTAGTCAATGTGTAAAGATTACCAGCGGCAAGGGAACTAGAGATACTTGCAGCAACGGGGTCGTTGCTATTTCCAGTATCGAAGTTAATATCTGCAATAGACGCAGTATCGACCGCAATAGAGACAACACTTGCAGTATCATTGATGGTATAGGCATAGCGACCTGGGCCATAGAGACCACCGACAGGAGCATTGGTTGATCCAAGCTTCCATGAGCTATAGAGGTCATCACTTCCCGAAACACCACCGAAGAGTGAATCTTGGCTAGATGGCTGAGCATTAAATACACTGGAGTTAGTTCCGTATTTGAAATCCAGATAGAACACCAGTCCCGAGGGAAGGTTCATAGGTTGGACGGATACGAATTCTTTAGCAGCGATTTCGGCGAATACACGGCGCACCAATGGAAGTGCCACACCTGCCCATTGCTCAGAATTGCTCTGAGTTCCGGTCACGGATGATTCTTCGATCAGTTGTTTTGCTTGGTTTTCAAGCAACACCGACATATTTGATTTTTCAATGTCGTTACGAAGTCCTTCGAGCAGCCCGGTCTTTTCCCATTTGGACACAAGTCCACGGGTTTCGGCCATCAAGCGTGCTTGAGGATTCAACGCATTTGTCAACAGTTCTTTTACGTTTTCCATATTATTATTTATTTAGTTTCTCTCGCAATTAGATTATTTCTTTGTTGGTTCGCTACGAATGCCTGCGAGTTGTTTCATTCTGCTGGCGAACTTGCCTTCGGTTATGATAGCCTTGGGCCGTGTTGATGCGACTGCGCCTGATGCGAGACCTTCGGTAATAGACTGAACTGTTGAGGAAGTTTGAACCTTCCTTCTCACTTCAGTTCCACCGAAATTCAATGACTCGGTAATGTTGGCGTAAGTCAACTTTACTTCACGAACATTTTTGGCGAGGTCAAACATTTCAACGATACGCATTTTGTGTTCGTTGTTCATGTTGTATTGTTTAAACAGCTTGTTCGTGTAAAGCAGTTTAGCATTCAACAAGTTAACCTCATTAAGTTGTCCTTTGACGTAGCGAATTACATCTTCCGCTTCGTTAAGTTGTTTTTTGAGAAACGAATTCTCTTGCAACATTCCACCAGGAGTGGAAAGATTTGTCTTCGTTGCGTTCTTCGCTTGGTTAGGGCGAGTTGCGCCAGAAGCTTCCCTGGATGTTACCTTGGCTTGGTCGGTCTTTGGATATCCGATATCGGACTGTCCACCTGAACCATTACTTCCGCCCATTGATGGGGTAGACAGATTGGTCTTCGTTGCGTTCTTCGCTTGATTTGGCCGACTCGCTTGGGTTGCTTCTCTAGCCACGACTTTCGCTTGGTCCGTTGTTGGATAACCTTCGTCATCATTGGCAGCGGATTCAATTTTCGAGGTAGAACTTGCGGCTGAGGATGGTTTCTTATTTGGAGACCCGCCTGCTTTGCCACTGCCGATACCAGATGAAGTAAGCTTCGTCTGTTCATCAAGTTTCTTGCCCTCTTCCTCTTCTTCTTCTTCTTCCTCTTCGTCTTCCTCCCCGATTTCGGCTTTGAGGCTTTCCAAAAGTTCATTCAAATCGAATTCCTCGTCTTCTTCTTCTCCCGATGGTGGGGGAACGTCTGATGGAGGCGGTTCTTGACCTTCTGGCGCTCCACCCATTGGCGGTGCGCCTGCTCCACCCATCGGTGGTGCTCCACCCATTGGCGGTGCGCCTGCTCCACCCATTGGCGGTGCTCCGCCCATTGGAGGTGCGCCTGCTCCACCTGATTGTGGGATTGGCTGTCCACCCGGAGCGCCCGGACATGGAATTGTCCCTGGAGGACACACTGTCGGTGCTCCACCCATTGGTGGCATTTCTTCTGGTGCTCCGCCTACTGGAGGTTCACCCATTGGTGCTCCGCCCATTGGTGCTCCACCCATTGGCGGTGCTCCTGCTCCTGCGGGCGGTGGTGGGACTGCTCCCGCTTCATCGCCTTCGGGTTCGGGATGTGGTTCTTCGCCTACTTCGGCTTCCAGTTCACGGATGAGGTCATCCACTTCTGTTTCCGACACGGAAGATGCGCCTTGCGGTTGCATTCCGTTTTCTTCTTCTGGCATCGCAGTTTCTTCTTGCTCTGCTTCTTCTTTGAGTTTCTCGGCGAACATCATTTTGTATCTATCGTTAAATGCTTCTTCGAGTGCTACCTTTGCGTTAGCGAGTGCTGTTTGGCGAACTGCCTTGGCATCGGCAATAGCTTCTTTGAAAAGATTACTGTCCATAATTATATTTTTCCTTATTTTTGGAATCTAAAGCTATTGAAGCTTTAATGAAGGTTATTAAAACGAAGACCTTGGTAGGTCAATTAGCGGCAAAAGATTGCGGCATTACAGAATATAAATAGTATCGAAAATTAAAATGATACAAAAATTCGCAGATATTTATATACACGAAGAGCAATTCCTGTCTGTATGTGCATTCCGCAGTTAGACAGTCATACTTATAGAGTGATTGTCAACTACCCGCGACCCTGAAGGGTCGGGGCTTGCCAGACTCTAATGCTTATGCTTAACATAATTCAAGAAAGATTTACAGACGATTGGCCAATTGACCGTGGCCTGCCTTCCAGCTTGCCCTTAACGGGCAACGAGGAGGATGTTGATTGTGAGTCAAAGACCCTACATAACGGTTCCTCCGCAAGCGGAGTGCCTTCTGGTCTATTCACAAAAACGATGCTTGATTGATTTTACTGGATAGAAGCAATTATTTTCTGCTATCCAAACTATATACCAAAGAACTGTGATATATATAACAGGAACTAAGAAACATGTCAACAGAAATTATCAATTATATTTCGTTGCTCATCCCCTACCCTAAAGGGATAGGGGTTTCCGCAACGAAAGGAAAAACATGAACATCAAGCGGCTGAGAGCATTAAAAGAACAAATGAGTGAAGATCAGAAGCGTAAGCTTCTTGTTGGCTTACGAAAATTCAAAGAAGGATGTATTGGTGGAGAAACTGATATTCCAGCAAGCGGAAATCTATCAGTATCCGAAAATGAATTTACAGGCGGAGATTCTCGTCCACAACCAAACGTAATTGCTAAGACATTTGATACCAACGCAGATTTTGATAGCTATGTAAATCAATGTCGTGGTATTGAAATGACACCGAAGGAACGGCAGGCATTAGTAACCGAGTTAGCATCATATCCTCCCGCCCAAACAGCCCAGCCAATGCAACCAGCTCAGCCAATGCAATCAACTCCATCCAATACTGCTGCCAACGAACCATCCGAGGATGATGAGACAACTATAGATGACAAAATTCGTATTCAAAAAAGCATTACCTTTATTAATGAAACTGAAGGAGCTAATATTTTAATTAGGTTTCTAGCTAAACTTGGACTTTCGCATGAGAAACCTACAAGTAGTGATAAGTTCTTATTGAAATATGAAATGACCGATGACTTCGGAAAAAACACTACTACTGTAATTAAGAAAGTAAAAGAAGGAAATCAATTTTGCTGGACCGCATTTTCTAAATATGAATCGGCGGAAGAAGAAGGCCAACCAGAAGGAGCCGAAGATGGAGAAGAGAAGTAAATGAGTAGTCGGAAACTTAACTATTTATAAGTATGATAAAACTCACAGAACTTTTACACTCCGCTAACGACGAAAAGGAATCGGGGTTAATAAAAATAGATGATTTGAGATGGCCCGATGTGGATCACCTTTTAACAATGGGATTCAAAGTCAAAGATGACCATCACATGCAAACAGAAAAGCCTCCTAAGATGACAATTTATAAGAAATCGAGTCTTGATGAAGCGTCTGGAAAAAAGACTTCTTATTTTTATATTGAGGAACCGAAGCAACCCGCAAAAAGATTCAAATGTTTTAATGATGTCATCGAATATTTTGATAATTATAAACAACCTCAGCTTGAGAAAAACATGTGACAATCCTTATTTCACCGATATTTATAAGATAATATGAGCATTCCTAAGACGACTAAACTAACTTTGAAGCGCATTGTAGAAGCAGTGCAAAATAATACTCTTCCCGATAACGGTTTTGGCGAGACGCCACCTCCAATGCCACCTGAGAAAAAAAAGAAACTAATGGAACTTGCTGCCATGTATGAGAACTTTGGAGAATGTTTAAAAAACGAAGAAGCCCTTATGAGTTCTGCCAAAGGTATTACTGAACTCTGTGAACTTGCGGAATCCTATGCGATCAACGAATGTACAGAATGGTTTCAGAAAGACATTGTTACTAAAGACATGCAAAATTTGAAAAAACGAGCCTCCGAGTTTCGGAAAATTGTTCAAGAAACTTATGCTCGTATGCAACAAGCTGGTGTAGCTTACCAGGACATCGGTCATATTTTAGGTCGGTACTATAATTTAAATGATAACCAAGGCAATAACCAACAACATCGGGAAGTTCCCGGCCCTCAGCCCCTCCAGAACGAATCTAAGAAAAAGCGTTGACATACTCCACACCCTAAAGGTTTAAAACGCTTAGAAATACTGCCGCACGAAATAATTTTCTAAAAAGTTGACATTTTATTTTTTTCCGATATACTACATCATGATATAGGATATTATCTATGATTTTACACGAAGAAACAATTCGAAAGTACAACATCGACCCGAATTCCACAGGGAAATTTTCCAGCCGAATTATTATAGCAAAGTGTGACATCTGTGGCATTATATTTGAAAAATCCTCGGAGAAAATATTCATGGCTCGTCGAAATTCCGAGTCCGAAATTGACACGTGTTGTGGCAAAAAATGTATTGTAAAAAAACGGGAAAATTCAACAATGAAAACCTATGGGGTAACCAACGCTGGATTATCTCCTGAAATAAGAAGGCGGGTTCAAAAAACATGTCTTCAGAAATTTGGAACTATCGAAGCAATGTCATCTTCCGAGATACAAACGAGATCTAAACAAGGATGTTTGGACAAATACGGCGTAGATAATGTTTTTCGACTGCCATCAATCATTGAAAAAATAAAACAAACCAATCTGATAAAATATGGATTGGAATATAGTAAATCGTCCGAAACAGTAAAAAATAACACCCATCAAAATAATGTAAAGAAATACGGAGTAATACACCCAATGATGTTGCCCGAAATTTCCCGAAAAACATCTATGACTTGGTGTAAAAAAATATACGATAAACTTCTTGAAAATACATCAATTATTCCTCAATTTTCTCAAACTGAATTCATAGGATTCAACAAAGGGAAATTGTATCAGTTTAAATGTACAAAATGCGGAAACGAATTTGAGAATAATTACATAGGTGTTCAGTGCTATAAATGTAATCCAATGCCTCGTTCTCAAATAGAAAATGAATTAAAAGAATTCATACAAAAGATATACAATGGAATTATAAGATTTAATTGCAGGAAAGAATTTGATAATAAATTTGAGATAGATATTTATTTGCCCAAGGAAAAAATAGCAATAGAACTAAATGGGAACTATTATCATTCCGAAATTGCTGGCGGAAAATCGAAATTATATCATTTAAATAAAACGGAAAAATGTAAAGATAGAGGGATTTATCTAATTCAAATATTTGAAGACGAATGGATAAATAAAAAGGAGATAGTTAAAAGAAAATTATCTCATATTCTCAATATATCTATAGAAAATTCGATTTATGCTAGAAAATGTACATTGCGAGAAATATCATTTCCCGACGGATGTCAATTTCTAAATATGTATCATATTCAAGGCTCCGATAAATCATCCATTCATATCGGAGCATATTATAATTCCGAATTAGTTTCGGTAATGACTTTTGGAAAATTAAGAAAAATTATGGGATATAAAAAATCTCATTTCAATGACACATATGAACTTATACGATTTGCCACATCAAAAAATGTTGTTGGAATAGCTGGAAAACTCTTATCATATTTTATCAAAAAATACAGCCCCCGCAAAATTGTATCATATGCGGACCGACGATGGAGCAAAGGAAATCTCTATGAAAAAATTGGGTTTCAAAAGGTATCGGATGGAGTTCCAAATTATTGGTATATAAATAAACACAATTATCAAAAACGATTTCATAGATTTGCATTCAGAAAAACAGAACTTTCCAAAAAATTACAAACATTTGACCCGATACTTACTGAATGGGAAAATATGCAGTTGAATGGATGGGATAGAATATGGGACTGTGGAAGTTTGAAGTATGAATGGACTAATCCATAGCTTTTCACAACGTAAAGATTGTCCCGAATTTATCCGCTCCGCACTTACTGTAAAATGCATTGACAGTTTCAATCATCTCTGGTGTAAGACGAATTTTCGCCTCGTCAATCATGGAGAAAGGAATAGTTTGAACTCCATAGAACGCCTCGGCAATTGACCCTGCAATGGCGGCGACAGTATCAGTATCTCCCAATGTATAGACGGCATTTCGGACTGCTGACTCATAATTGTCGGATTCCATAAAGCATATTAATGCCTGTGGAGCAGTAAGATTGCAACGAATATCCCGTGACCACTTGGCTCTTAATTCTTTCAATGTAAGATTAAGCATATGCCCGTATTGTTCTTGGACTCGGGCTTTAATTTCGTGTTTACTTGATCCGTTCCTAGCCATCCAAATAGCTTCGACAATAGACTGAACTCCACGAGCAGATTCGGGGGACGCATGAGTATAAGCAATACTTTGCAATGCTCTCTTCAATGAAGTTATTCTATCATACATCATTGGAATTGGACTACATCGCATCATACAACCATTCGCATAGCTATTAACTACGGAAAATTTCGGATTGGCCATCCATTCTTTGAATTTGCTGCCATATCCTCTATCAGAATAGCGCATTCCCCACTGTTTGTATTGCTGTGCAAAACGACGGGAAAATGGCAAGAATGATGGATGCATTAGTGCCTGTGCTGTGGCGCAAGTTAAAACACTATCATCTGTGAATCTAGAATTAGGACTGAACAATGGAAATTCAGTCGTAGTTACAGAAGTTCTATGTCCTCCCTCATAAGGTGAACCGATAATATCCCCAAGAATGGCTCCGATCATAAAATCATTTTTCTTGATTATTCCAATATTCATTGTAGAGTTGATGATATAACTCATTCAACTTTACCTTATTCACCTCACGAGGGATAGGCGTAGGCTTGCCTTCGGCAATGAGTTTCTTCTGACGAAGATACTCAGCCTCTAATTTGCCTTCCATCTCGTCCTTGAATTCCATGACTTTCTCGAAGGACCACGCACCATTTTTAACGGCAAGTAGTTCATCGGCGTCAAGTCCATGTCGGTTGACAATAACTTTTCCGGTTGTAAGAATTTCATACCCGACTCGTAGAAGTCGAACCAACATTGCTGCGTGTTTTGTGTCATACCCAGATTTTATTTCCAACTCTCTTCGTGCGGGATTTCTTTCTTTTTTCCACAGAATCCAACTATCATATACTTGCTTTACTTTCGTGTAGGACCGTTCGGCATAGATATACTTAACGAGTTCATCTTTAAGATTGAACTCTTTCGCCATTTTATGTATGACTGCCTCGGCATAAATGTCAGGCCAATTGGAAACCGAGATTTCTTTCTCGGTCACATTTGACATCAGTTCCCAAATAACGTTCTTGAGTTCGGCACGGTCCATTTCTCCGAGTAGGAACTGATTAAGGTTCCACGACTCGACCACGGACTTGATGTGCCCGAATACCTCGTCCAATCCCTTTTCGGGGATTGGTGGCAGACCAAAATCTTCACGCTTAGGAGGCAGAACTTCGCCGAGAATAATCCATTTACGATGTCGTTCTATTTTTTTAAGTTGCGCCGCACTGTAACCACTGAAAGTATAACGAGCTTTGTTCGATAAAAATAACTCCCGGTGGTTTATCAATTGCTTCATCGTAGGAGCCATTACAATATGGTCGGATTCATCTGTAAATAACAATTCTATGATATTCGGATTTACTTCCGCTGCAAGCACAAAAAATTTTCGAAGGGAATACACGGTTCCTTCAATTTTTGGATTTTTTGGATTTGCCATGTGAGAAACTATAGCGTTAATTTCCTCATTATTTTCGGCTTGCTCAAACCTGTTATAAAGATGATATTCGACCTCCCTTGGTGGGACGACAATACCTTTAACGTCTAAATCAGACATATCGTTCGCCATACCATATGCACGACTACCATGCACGGTCAAATATACAAGATTTTTATGTAACCATTCCATGATTTTCGCCACCAATATAACACAGGTGGATACGAAGTCAAGTATCAAATAATTGCATCCTGCCTTTAGTAGAGAAGTATTACAAGCCCCTATCCCTTTAGGGTAGGGGTTGTTGACTAGAACAATGATCGACAACGGTTTTATAAATTTGTTGATCTAACTTTGGACTATTGATTTCTTTGCCGCAATGCTCACAGTCGGCACAAGCAATATAATCAGAGGAAGATTCAATTTCAACATCAATATTAGTCAATTTTCCACAATGCGGACAAGTCCAATGAATACTGGTAGATTGTGTACGACTTGCTTCCTTGAGATAGTTTTCATATTCCGCAATATTTGTATCGCTAGAAGACTGAGATGGAGTTACCCCTATTTGTTTGGAGTAACGCCCCTGGGGTTCGGTTTCTTTAATAGTCTTTCGAACAACTTCGGGAGAAGATTTAGCCTTTCCTTTGAGTGCATCATGATAACCAACCGAAGTTACGGAATCCATCGGACCTTCTGGCTTTATACCACTTCTCTTATGGACTTGACCAGCATCATATCCTTTTTCATATCTTGTCCACGCATCTTCTTTGGGCTTATTTTCTTGCTCGTCCATCATCCGCATCTTGGCATTCATCGCTGGATACGGATTTTCTTCCACCATATTTGGACCTTGAGATTGAGGATCGAAAATTTCGGACAATAGGTTTTCTTTCAAAACCTCCATTACGCATTCTTTAATTAAGTGAGCCATTTGAAGACGCTTAGGATTTCCATATACCTTCATCTTACGTGAAACAGGCTCAATTATAACTTCTGCGATACACTGCTTTATCAGTGAACGCATTTTCTTTCCTTGCAGACGATTGAATTGCTTTGCTGGCTCAACCAATACTTCTGCAATGCATTGTTTCAGAAATGTTTTGATATTATTCATTATGGATATGAACTACCCCTACGCTAAAGACGTAGGTGTTTCCGACCCAATCAACTGCTTCGTTATTTCTAACAAAGTCTTATGTCAAGACAGACGGCTTATACGGTCGTTCCGACCGTTATCTGGTTTC